CTGCTGTACGATACAGAGGACACTCAGGCTCCTATCCATGACCTAATTTCTTACGACATTAGGGACAGGATTGAACACATAAAAAAGATGGTAGAGCAGGAGGAGCCACCAGAGGTATGCTACGAAACTATCGCAGATGGAAAGAGTGGCAACCAGAAACTCGCCGTAGGATGCTCCTACTGCTCTTACAAAAAGGAATGTTGGCCTTCGGTCAGAGGGTTCGCATATTCATCAGGTCCACGTTATTTAGTAGAGGTACACAATGAGCCGAAGGTCCAAGAAATCGAAGTTTCGTAGTGTTTTTGAGGAACACACAGCGGAAGTACTGAAGGGTTTTGAGTACGAACCGTTTACGATTCCTTACACAATACACAGAAACTATAGACCTGACTTCGTACACATCGCTAGTAACACACTAGTCGAATGTAAGGGTTTCTTCAGAGAAGGAGACACCAAGAAGTACAAGAGTGTCAGGGACAGTTTGGAAGAAGGTCAGACACTAGTGTTTGTACTCATGAACCCAAACAAGAAGATAAGGAAAGGAGCTACGATGACGATGGCCCAATGGTGCGACAAGGAAGGACTTGCGTGGTACACATTAGACACAGTAGAGGAGTTGATGGAAGATGTCTCTGACTATGGAAGAAATTAAGGAACGACTACTACGGGCTTACGATCCTGACGACTTTCTGGAAAGTTTAGAAATAACTTCGGAGGAACTGCTGGACAGGTTTGAAGACAAGTTGATAAATAGACTAGAGAAGTTTGCAGAGGAGCTAGAGGATGAAACGGAGAACGAAGATGAGTATTGACCTAGCGACACCTGAAGAGTGGAACAAGGTCAAAGCTTCTGACCCTGTGGAGCAGCCTCCGCACTACAATCAAGGTGGTATCGAGGCTATCGAAGCAATCAAAGCAAGTATGCCCAGAGAAGACTTCCACGGCTACCTCAAAGGTAACGCCATGAAGTACCTGTGGCGCTTTCACTACAAAGGCAAACCCGTAGAGGACCTTCGTAAGTGCAAGTGGTACGTAGACAGACTAATCAAGGAACTCATCTAATGAAAGTAATCGAAGGAAACTTTAATGGCAAAGACGAGAAGATACCTGTACCTAAAGTATTTGACGCAATTATGTCGGTGGAGAAACTAGAGGAATACAAAGACGCCTTTTGCATAATCAAGTCGGAGGAGTTTGTAGTAGTCTCGACAAACATTGACCCACTAGAGCTTTACTTTGTGTTGGACCAACTTAAGATGTCACTATTAACTGGAGGAGAATACGAACTATAATGGACGCATATCAAGAATACATACACAAGAGTCGCTACGCACGTTACTTACCAGAGGAGCAGCGCAGGGAAACATGGAAGGAAACTGTGGACCGCTACCTGAACTTCTGGACTAGCAGCGAGAAGTTGTCAGCAAAGGAAGCCAAGAGCCTCTACGACGGTATCTACAATCTGGACGTAATGCCCAGCATGAGGGCACTCATGACCGCAGGAGAAGCTCTGGACAGGGACAATGTAGCTGGGTTTAACTGCTCCTATCTGCCTATAGACCATCCTAAAGCCTTTGACGAGATGATGTACGTCCTCATGTGTGGCACTGGAGTTGGCTTCAGCGTGGAACGACAGTACATCAGTAAACTACCGGAGGTTGCAGAGAAATTTCATGACACAGATACAGTTATACACGTCGCTGATAGCAAAATTGGATGGGCTAAAGCGTACCGGGAACTTATCGCAATGTTGTTTAGTGGTCAAGTACCCAAGTGGGACGTTTCTGGAGTTAGACCTGCAGGGTCAGCCCTTAAGACCTTCGGAGGTAGAGCGTCTGGTCCAGAACCTCTTGTTGACCTCTTTAGCTTCACCGTTGACGTCTTTCAAAACTCTGCTGGACGAAAGCTTAGTTCCATCGAGTGTCATGATCTCTGCTGTAAGATTGCACAGATCGTTGTCGTCGGAGGAGTCAGACGTAGCGCCCTCATCAGTCTCAGTAATCTTACCGACGACAGGATAAGACGAGCTAAGTCAGGGCAGTGGTGGGTAGATAATCCTCAGCGTGGCTTGGCTAACAACTCAGCTTGCTACACAGAGAAGCCTGACTTTGAAGCCTTTTTAAACGAGTGGAAGTCTTTGTACGAGTCACGGTCAGGTGAAAGAGGTGTCTTCAGTCGTGTCGCAAGTCAGCGTCAGGCAGAGAAGAATGGACGTAGAGACGCCAGCTTTGACTTCGGTACTAACCCATGCTCAGAGATTATCCTACGTCCCTACCAGTTCTGTAACCTGTCTGAAGTAGTAGTTAGGGCAGAGGACACACTGGACACGTTACGTACTAAGGTAAGGTCTGCAGCCATCCTAGGGACGCTACAGGCGACTCTGACTGACTTCAGGTACTTGCGTAAGATCTGGAAGGACAACACTGAAGAGGAAGCACTTCTGGGTGTGTCACTGACAGGAATCATGGATCATCCAGTTATGTCAGGGAGGAAGAGTCGTGCAGAACTACAGGAGTGGCTCACGGAGCTTAAGAAGGAAGCTATTAAGACTAATCGTACATGGGCTGTACGCCTTGGCATCAATGTTAGCACTGCCATTACTGCTGTTAAGCCTTCCGGTACTGTGTCTCAGTTGGTGGATAGCGCGTCAGGCATACACCCTAGATACGCGGAGCAGTACGTACGACGAGTAAGAGCAGACGCACGAGATCCCTTGTGTGCTGTCTTAGAGGCTGCTGGAGTGCCTGTGGAGATAGACGTGACTTCTCCTACTACTAAGGTCTTCTCGTTCCCTATAAAGTCTCCTAAGAAGGCTGTAGTAGCGACTGACATGGGTGCCATGGAGCAGCTTGAGTTGTGGGAGTTGTATCAGGACTACTGGTGTGAACACAAGCCTTCCATGACTTGCTACTACAGAGACGACGAGTTCCTAGAGGTAGGCCAGTGGTTGTACAACAAGTTCGACAAGGTTAGTGGCATCAGCTTCCTACCTTACTCAGAACATACGTACCAGCAAGCACCCTATGAGCCTGTGGATCTGGAGACGTACCAGAAGCTAGTCAAGGAGTTTCCTAAGACTATCGAGTGGGACATCGTTGAGGAAACAGACATGACCGAAGGGTCACAACAGTTGGCCTGTGTTGGCAACAGTTGCGAGATCTAGTCCTCTAGTAGTCCTAGCTTTTCAAACAAGCGTTCCCCTGTTGTCATACGTAGCACTCTGTCTACGTTGGCAACACCGGGGACGTACGTTTGTGCCCCACGTAATAACGGAGTAAGAGGCTCAGGCTCACCTGTGACTGCTCTTTCACCTGCTGTAAACAAACCACTGCCTAACCTAAAGCCAGCAGATATAGGAGCAGGTATAGGCTCAAAAGGTTTTCCACCGTATTCTTCTGCTCTGATGTTGAGAACACCGCTTGACACGTTAGACGCAAGCTGATTCATCATGGAAGAACTTATGCCTTCGGGAGTCATCAAGTCCTCAAGTGTTTTGTCGTTAGACAAGTCAAGAGTTTTTCTAAAGTCGTCCCAGACACCTGCCGCAACACCAAAGATACCTGCGTACTTAGCAGAGTTAAGCATAGCTTCTTTCGCTGCTTCTGCTCCTTCTTTAGTGTTCAAGCCTTTGTCTTTAGCCCTTAGTATGTTTTGACCAACGTCGTTTCGCAAGCTGTTCATTTGCTTGTTCATGTATGACAACATACTGTACGCCATTCGTCCATTGGGGTTGTCATGAAAAGCCTTTGGCATTGTGCTTGCGCTAACAGGCTGCCACTTGTTCATTGCAGACCCAGCAAAGTTAATAACCCAAGGGTCACTGAGGTCTTTCTCTTTCAAGGCGTTTACTGTAGATCTGAACTCAGCCTCTGTTAAACCACGCATACCGTCATGCTTCCTTAGTTTAGCTAAAGCTTTTTCAGAACCGTCGTTAACAAGGTCAATACCGCGTTGAACAGCAGAGTTACTTAAGATCTCTTGACCCATCCTGTTGACAGTCTGAACACCTGAAAACTTATACAGTTTTTTACTCAAGTAATCTGTGCCACGGACAAACTTATCGTTTAGTTTAGTCCAGCTTGCAGACTCAGCAGAGTCATTCATTGACTTCTTACCGGCGTTAGCCACTTCTCCCATGAAGTCTTTGTCTAATCCTAGTTCTCTATTAGATACCCAGCCCTTATTAGCAACGCCAAAGTTTTCATTAAGTGTAGCTAAAATAGCTTTTGGAAGTGTCTTCGCCCAAGCAGATACACCGTTTTGATAGACAGGAGCAGTTACTCCTTCAGCTAAGTTTAAAATAGCGTTCATTGGGTTAGCCAAAAGAGAAGCAGAAGTAACTCGTCTAGCTACAGCACCTACTGTGTTTCCACCCTGTTTAGAAGCAACTAGCTGTGAACGCAAACCGTTAGCTAGGTTAGCTGATACTTCTTCCGAAGCCCCTTGTTTTTTTGCTTCTTTCTCAATAGCTTCTATAACAGCGTTTAACCTGCTTTGTCCTTTACGAGGAGGGCTTAGTTCTTTTATTTCTATATTAAAACGAGAAGCCAGTGCTCTTGCTGATGACACATCTTCAGCATACTCTTTCAATGCTTTGATAGGGTTGTCGTAAGAATCAGGGTTTCCTACCCTTGTAGGTATTTTTTCTATGGCTTTTGTAGGAAAGTAGTCTACATCACCTTGTTTAACAAAGTCTAAACCTTGAAGGGTCTCAACTTGTTTTTTAAGCTGTCGAACCATTTGTTTTTCTTCGGGGGTTCTTGCTGCTGTAGCAAAGTCTTCCCAAGATACTCTACGGTCTTTTTTTATAGCACTGTTCATACGCAACGACAAAGCTTTTAATGCTCTATTGTTGTCAAATATTTCAGCAGCATTTAAAAAAGAAGTGTCAAAGACTTCATCTATTTCACGCTGGTCATGACGTATCATAATCTCAGAGTCTTCAGCAAGTTTAGCTGCTCTTTCCCCCACGTTTTTAACAAACCAGTCTCTAGTGCTTAAAAACACACTACCAACTACACCGCTTTCTCCAGTCGGTCTTTCGACCATAAGGGAACCTTCTTCAATGTCCCTTATTTTACGAGAGTCTGTGCTTGTATCGTTAGTAATACCAACTCGTGAAGACTCTTTAG